AGCATCCATTGGAGCATCTGGCAATATTTCATCAATCTTTTTAGCAGCACTACCAATAGCTTTGCTTAGAGGACTAAGGAGGGGAATATTATATTGGGGTGTGATTAGGCCGGTAAGTGCATCGTATATTGTCGGCCCTTCTCCCCCTACATTTAAATTATATTCTCCAGTACTTGCCACAACAGCACCCACTGGCTTTACCATATCATATAATGTTTTTGATACAGGTTCTGGACTCATGGCAGCCTTACCAGCTTCAGCTGGACTGTCATCTATCGCGCCACCAGTTATATATTGTTCGTCTTCTTTATATTGTGCCATTATTCTGTCTCCAAAACTGTTAGTCTCTCTTCAAGATCCTTTAAACATTTAAAAATAGCTTCGTAGACTGGTTGTCCATTACCATCTCCATCTAGGCATTCTCCATCAGCCAAGGTCGCTACTCTACTTTTTGCCTGGCTTTGTGTCTGTTCCGCCATCTGTTATCTCCTTTGGTCTTTCTACTACTTCTAACTCATCTGGAGTAAAGCCTTGAAACAATGCTCCTGTGACCTGGGTCACTTTTGTTTCATTCTTGTCCTCAAGATCTAATATATCTGCTAACTTAAATAAAGCCCTGAGGCGAACATCTTCCTTTTCAGAATGCTTAGATGCATGTTGTATATCCTGGAGTACAGATTTACTATCTATACCAAGTTCCTCACATATAGGCTTTAATTCTTCTTTCATAGCTGTATTTACTCTCTCCGTCTTAATTAATTTTTTGGCACGAGAAAAGGCATACCGCCTATTATCGGTAGGGAAAGCCTTTAGATAGGCTTCGTCCATTGGTACTCCTTGTGACATATATAACACGAATGCATGCTCGCAGGTACTAAGATTAGTCCGATCCAAGAGAATATCATCTGAGTGTCTCGTTCCACCGAATGAATAAATGTTTTCTCTACGCGAAGTATCCATTTTCGACTTTGCGGACACTATGAATGTTCCGGTGCAAGTGCCCACGTATTCTCTGATCTTTATCTTACCTTTCGTGCGATGCATACGTCCACGTCGTAAAATCTGAATCACGCAGTCATCGTTTGCCATCACCCAGTCCCCTGGTTCTCCTTCCCGCCAATTGGTATGGACAATCACACCGTCTGGCAACGGATCATCAGGTTCGTATATCCTATGCTCTATACCACTTACCTTGTATAGACGCATTTAAAACCAAGCTTTTTTCTTCTTGTTCTCTTCCCGCTTAACCTCTATAGGAGCAGGGGGAGGTGTTTTGTTCTCCCTTAAATGCTCCACGGTTTTTAAAACTAATTTTTGTAGAGCTGCTATCTCTTCCCGAAGCTCTTCAATATCCTTAGAATTTCTCCAAACATCCATAATACTCTCTCCTTTATTTTACGAAAAAAGCCCAATTTTACCTCAGGCTTCCTTCTCCTAGCTATTGTATTGGACCTATGTAACCCCGATATAGAGTTCACTTCTTCTTCTTGGCCTTTTTCTTTTTAGGTGGCCTTCCCTTGGTCTTACCATATGTTCCTGTTCCCTGTGGCATAATATACCTCCATAATAAATGATTAATATAACCCGCGAAGCGCCAGCCGATAGGCTGGATTCATGCTTTTCCAATCTGCCCTGTAAAATGCTTGGCAAATTCTTCATACTCTTCAAAGACTTCAGATAAATCCATTGTCCCTATACATAGGGGCTCCTCCTCGTAACATTCATCATCTTCGACTGACTCCTCAATATACTCCAATTGCTCATCCTTTTCACTATAACAGATAACCAACCTATATATTTTCATTTGAGTTCTCCTTTATATGATCTTGTTAGCTAGTACTAGTTTACTAGGTTTATATTTAATATACAAGTATTTTTTTCAGCTGTAAGTACCTGTCTTTTATGAACTTTGTAAATTGACCCCATCGACTTGTAATCCGGGAGTCCAATCCAAAATGGGCTGAACGATATTCAGCAAACTTCTTAGTATCTCCCTTCATCTTTATATAATCAGTAATAACAGCTACTGCATCATATACAGCCCTGTTATTGTTCTCCATTTGTAATAATAATTGATCCATCATACCTAGGATCTCCTTCCTGGTTGGGTTCGCTTTCCTCTGGTGATATCCTTTCATCTGGTCTCCTTATATGTTTATGATCCACGTCACAGTAATCAGGACATGTATAATCACCCATAGGGTGTATATCTAAGTATTTACCTGCTTCATTACATACCACATAAAGTACGAAATATATTACTTTTCCCCAAGATGTATCTGGCGACTCAGTGACCACACCCCTATATTCAGTATACCTATCCCCAGTATATACCATGGAGCACCAACATGCCATAAATATAATTGCCATAATCCTATTGCTAAGTTTACCCATCTCACGACCTGAAATCCTTCATCTCTAGTTATTAATACGTTCATCTTTACCTTTATCACCAATAATCGGGATATAGCTGCGGAGTATGGTCTTCAGTAGATTTAATTCTTTCCTTAGGTCATTGATCTCACGGCATTTATCCCAGAATAGCTTCTGCCAATTCATTGTATTCTCCAAAATAGCCTGTACTTTGATACGAACAATATATAATACAAGTCAAGTCTTTTTTGTGACCTACAGCAAAAACTTTTAAAAATTGTAGCATTTTGGTGCTTGGGGTTCTCATGGACCCACACCCCTTATCAGGGGAACTTCACTATCGTTTTTTAGTTATTTTTGATTTGTATTTGTGTTAGTTTTTGATTAATTAAGGAGTAAATGTTATGACGATGAATAAGAAAGTAAAGCCGATTGTCTATGGTATTGATGATCTGACTGAGTTAGTACTTGAAGAGAACTTTGTAGCTGCGGAGGAAGTAATCAACCGTGAAGGTATAAAGATTAAGTACGGTGATGAGAATAATGGTCGTAAGAGACAGAAGATGACAGAGCTACGTAACTTAGCTTATAGCCTTCAACGTGATATGCGTGCAATGCAATATGATACAGCGTACATCAGGAACGTCTTGAAAGGACTGACCGTAGGAAATTCTTGGTAGGCACACAATAGGGCAGGGAAACCCATCCATAAATGGAGCATCCTGCCCTTCTACCTTCTCTATATCATTCTATCTATCAACTTACATGAGCATGTGACGGATAATAGATAAACCTAGTAAGGTGGGAGGATGTATGCCCTTAGTGTGCAGTAGGTTACCAAGGTAAGAACTCGCATGCTCATACAATTAGATACGAAACGTGTACTAAACATCAACAAGTTAGAACATGGAGGTTAGATGAGTAAAATGAAACCAATCACTGATGATATGTTGGCTACACCTGATCATTATCCTAGGATACGTATTAGTGTTACACACGCTGATAATACTGGGGGACCTGATGTAACGTTCAAAATAAAGGACACAGCATCTTTAGGTTATATGATAGGTTATATTGAAGCTGTTACTAATAATGGTGGCTCAATTGCATTAAGTGATTAAATATTATTGGCTGATACTTCGGAATAGCCCTAGTAAGCGCTGTAATGGCAGGGTCTAGGTATAAAAGCTGTATCAGTCAGTATTAACTATGGAGGTTATCCAATGAAATGGTTACAACGTGTTAGTAAGGTAATAAGTTCTGTTGCTGATATTAAAAAGGCAAGGAATAGTAGTAAACCATCATATCAAGACTTTTGCACTGAATGTAGTGAACGAGTTGAGGTATGTTGTTGCAATGATGTGGATGCTAATGCAATACATGTGATACATCCATACAAAGAAGCAGGCATGTGGGTATTTGATGATAGAGATAAAGATATCAGAAAAGAACCATTTGTATCAGGTGCTGATGAAATACTTGATTTTATATCAGGTTATGACAGAAAATGCACTGTATTATTCAGTAGTTTACCATTCCCTGGTAATAAATATAGGTTGAATAAGACTTATGATGAAGGCCAAGGAGCTTGGTACATGCTGAGTGAACTAGCAAAGAATGATAATTGTAAAGATATAACCAATATTAAACATGGTTGGCTCTGTGCAGTTGTTAAGTACTATTTCCAGGGTGATATTCCCAAAGAAATATATGTACAAGTGAAGTAGGAGAAAAGCAATAAATATGGAGAGTAATGGAAGGGTCAAGCCTATGATATATGTAGTAACCCTAGATAACTTTTGGGTAGTCATAGAATTATGCACATGTTAGGATATTGACGACTCTCCAAATAATTGTATGTTCTAACATGCATCCAGCGACGGTTGGTTGTGTTAGATTGACTTGGAAGCTTGTGTAAGGTAGTGGACGAAGATTGCCCGCAAGCATATGTTATAGAGGTTGTACTCGCACTTATGCCAAATGGTGAAGGTGAAGTTTAATCAACATAGATAGTAGGAGCCGACAAAAGAAAAGATCAGTCTTTTCCCGTTATTAAGCACATATAATCCATGCTTCATGGTAGTGTGAACTTTCAATTGGTTATGATGACCTTGCATGATGTATTCTCTGACGAGGATATAAATGTAGGATGACAATCTAACGAAGGGATGACGTATTATAGAAGCGGTAGCCTTGCAGGTAAAGATTAAATCCTGTTCAAGCATACATATTTCATAAACATTAATAAATTAAATTGTGGAGGTATTATGACCAAAGAAACAAAAGGAATACCATTGCGTGTTGCATTGGAGTATATGGCAAGTGTTAATAATCTATTGAATAATCTAATTCGAGAAGATAAGTTTCCAGCAATATTATTTGCTAAGTATGATAGAACATTTAAACAACTATTGAAGATGGCACAGATAATGAATTATAAGTTTAAAGATTCAGTCAATGTAGATATGGAAGTAGAAGCTGAGAAGTTTATGGATAATATAGATAGATGGGAGTTACAATATCGTGATGCAGTAGATTCTAAACAAAAGAACTTAGGCATTACACGTGTTGATGATGATTTACCTACATTTGATGAAGCCAAAGATATGGTAGGCATGGATGATGATGTAGTTGAACTTGAAAAGAGGGTGAAGGATGTGTTAGGCAGGGATTTATTTGATGAAGTATTAGGTAGAATCAAGAGTAAATCTCGTGAACATGCTTTGTCTAAAGTTATGGAAGATATGATAGAAGGAGGGGATCTCGATGATGAAGTGGCCAATTGAAACTAAGATAGCAGTGCTTGTTGTGTGGATATCACTGTTAGTATTTGTTACAAGTAGCTGGGTATTGATTTATTCGCTGATAATGAAAGATTTAGATATGTTACCGTATGCTCTCAGTGTAAATGGAGTATCAATTGTAATCATATGGATTACTGGTATCTGGAGCGAGTGAGAGATAACCTCAACAAAAATGCTGAGGCTTTGGATGGAGGGCTATTCTGATTAGGATAGTTGTAGGCATTTAAATTTAATAACAATAAGGAGAAAGATAATGGCAGTGAAGACCAAAGATCTGGATAAATCATTAGTAGTAGAAGATGATGCAACAATATTAGGATCATTCCAAAAAGGAAAGGTAACCAGAATTGTTGTAGTAGCAAAGATGTGGAAGGACCAACTTTATATGGATTTCAGACAATTCCATATGGGTGATGATGGAACATATCATCCAACAAAGAAGGGATTTATGATACCGTATAATCAAATAGGTGATTTCTTTGATATGATTAATAATATATCTAAAGCTTGAACCTTTAATGATAAATAACAAGGAGATGAAACGATGGCAGGAACAAAAGGTAAATACTATGCTAAACCGTGGATCACAATGGAGACACGCATTGGTGCAGTGAAGGACTACTTAGCTGGGACATCCCCACAACGAGTTGCAAATAATCTAGGTGTGCATTATACCACAATATATGGTTGGGCGCACAAATATTATAAGAAAGCTCGTAATGGTATTACAATTACACCAAGACTTCGTAAAAGATATGGTGTGAAAGTAACAAAATCTGGTGTAGAAGAGACACATACAAATGGTCGAGTTACACCAGTTGATCCGAAGCAATTTATACAATCAATGGAACAGGCTGAATTAGTACTTCCACCGGTTGAGGATAAAGCTGCTGAACTAACGGATATAAAGATAGCAGGTAACTTTGAACTTGTTGACGGGAAGGCATATGCTACTGAAATAGTAGTTAGTCTTGGTACTCGTACAAACTTCAAGCTTACTAAAGACACACTAAAGCTATTAAATGACTTAGGATCTAAATTGTTGTAAAACAAGGAGTTAATCATGAAGTGTATAAAACAGATCGCTACAGATAAAATAGTACGCACGAATGATAGGGCTGCAATCCTAATGGTCTCCGCTGGAGATTGGAAGTACATTTCTAAAGAGGAATGGAAAATGAAAGTCAGAGATAGTCAACCTAATAATAAGGAGAGTGAATATGGCAAACGTCAAAAAGATCTTTCTTCTTCATAACTCATCTGCATTTGCTGAAGTAGAAACAACAGCAGGTACGATTCGTGAGTTGAGGGAAAGACATGAACTTGGTAATGCGACAATTAATGTCAACCGAGTTGTTGTAGGTGATGACCACGTAGTTGAAGATGGAATGCACATTGCTGCAGTAACATCTAACAAAACTGGCGGTTAATGGTTAATTAATAACTGAGAGTATATGGAGTCGGTCCTTGTAGATAAACATTCAATGTCAATGCTACTCCCCGACTCCCTATCTCGATATTGGAGGGTATTATGCAAAATAGAGAAATATCTATAGAAGATTATTCACCAGATATATCGGCAATGGCTGATCAAATGTATTTGGGTCCACAAGGACAAATATTAGAAGATTTAAATACTTTTAATAACAATTATACCAATCAAAGTGGTATGCAGTATAGAGATGGTAGGGAGTTATTACCTCCATTGGAAGTAACAAAAAAGTTTAGATGGAAGCCTGGTACATATGCTAAGGTAAAGAAAATGTATGAACATTATGTAATGAGATGGCAGATTCGTCCTCGTGGCGTAAACTCATTATTTAATAGAAGACGTGATTATTATCATCGTCAAATGTCACAACAATTAGATAGGATTGAACAGTTAATGGTGGATAGACGACGACAAGGTGCTGTCTGGTCAGAAAACCCTGAACAATTAGTAGCAGACTTCAATCAATTTAAAGAAGATCTTACTACTGAACTAGATACTGTAAGATATTATCTAAATGATTTGCCTGATAATGATGAAAATCCTGATATATCTTGTTATATATCTGTTCCTGATGGTGCTAATCTACATGATGAATTAAGTCAGGCAATGATTGTTGTACAGATACATTGGAATAAGTTAGATTTAAATGTACGTAATCTAGAACGTAACTTATTACAAACTATTCCTGGATGGAATACAGGTATTAAGGTTACTTTTAGTTTATTAAAATGGTTTAACCAATATCACGGTCATGGTAGAGAATGGAAGAAAATAACTTCTATAGTAAATCGTATGGATAGAATATCAATTCGTGGAAGATTTGCTCCTCCTCATAATAATATGGCACATCCATTTATTAGCAGTTCAAGAGATGCTCGATGGACTAATACATGTACAGGTGATATGACAAATGGTATTATAGATTCTTTTATCAAACGTGATTGGGTTGGTATGTATAACCTAACTACAATGTGGTTAACTGAGTTTGTTGCAGGTTATACTGGACCATTAAATTCTCCTAATTATATGCATATTGGTATACCAAAAGATTGGAATCCAGAGTATGTAGATGCAGTTGGAGTTCGTACTAACTGGTGTATAGACCAGGTATTAAGCACATCTATTGAAGATCTGTCATTTAAAAGACATGGCTATTGTAAAGAAATAGAATGTCAGTTGATGGAATCATGTGATGGGTTTCAACATGAAGAGCAAAGAGCTGAAAACATTATCAAAGCTATTCCTAATATATCTGAAATATGTGATATAGCAACACCATTTAGCAGTGAGCAAACAAGGAGCATATATGGTCGATTGCAGGATATATGTTATGTTAATGAAAATGAAGAATTAATATTGAAATATCAAACCTTAACAGGTAATGATTGGAAGTATTTAATTCACAATAAAAGTCTTGGTTTAATTACAGATTATCTTGGATTAAAGGAAGATTGGTGGGACATGGATGTTCCAGCTAATCCAGATACTTATGAAGATCAGGAAGCATTAGAAAATGAAATGATAACATGGGCAGTTTCTAGGAATCCAAATGTTGCTAATCCACCTATTCAAGGTGATAGAGAGCAAGATATTGTATTGGATGATGGAACGAGAATTAGACAACCATTTTAAACAAGGAGAAAGAACATGGCAACATTTACAATTGGTAAGAAAGATTGGAATAAGATAATAAATTATGCTAGAGCTAGATACGCCAGCGAAAAAGATGAGATTGGTGGAATGGCTGTAGTTAATCCTGTACCTAATGAAGATACATATCTTATATCACATCCTACAATCTTGAAACAGGAAACTTCAGGAGGTAATTGTGTTCTGGATAAAGAAGCATTAGCTGCATACTATGTGGATATGGCGTTAAAACATGGAAATGATGTACAATTCATGTGGTGGCATAGTCATGGTGATATGAAAGCCTTCTGGTCTGGGACTGATACAAGTACAATGGATGAATATGCTAGTGGTACTTGGAGTGTATTTCTTGTAGTTAATATAAAAGAGGAATATAAATTCAGGATAATGGCTTGGCAACCACAGCAGATGTACATTGATACTGATCTAGAAATACTTGGTGTAACAGAGAAGAAAATACCAGATAGTATTACTAAGGAAGTGGAAGAACAATGTAGTACTCGTGTGTGGAGTACTGGTAAGCCGGTAAAGAAAGGAGTTCAAACATCCCTTTATAGTGACGCTGATGATTTTGGTATTTATGGTGGCTACAATGGATATACTGATATTATGTATCCCCATACTGATCAAACATTAACAGCATATAATGGTAGATCTTGGGCTTGTAGTGCTGTTGATGAATTAAACGATGGTTATATGGATGGTACTTTGCCATATAAGGATTACGTTCAAGCTATCAGTGATCTAAATGGGGAATTAGTGAAAGTTAAATCTACAATTAGAGTTCACTGTGAGTCAGAAGGTATGTTATTTCATGCTGCACAGCATAAATATCCTTATCAATTTCTTGAAGATATAGCAGCAAAGGAGACTCAATGGCAGCTGACTTAACATCAAGATACGATGGTATAGTTAATAATATACATGAATACACCTATCACATGTTGGGTTGCGGAGCTATTGGTAGTTCCGCAGCTCTTCAGCTTGTTAGGATGGGTGCAACTAATCTATGTCTATATGATTATGATAAAGTAGATATAGAGAATATCGGAGTTTCCCAGTATGATATGCGTCATATTGGTCAGCCAAAAGTAACAGCACTGGCTACTATATTAAACGATATTAATTCAGATACTAACATATTTCAATTCAATGAAACATTTAAAGAATTGTGTGCTGGTGAACGTAATGTAGCCATATTGGGTTTTGATTCAATGGAAGCTAGGTTACACGCAGTAGAGGCACTGTGTACGGGAGGTACACGCCCGTTATTCATAATTGACGGGAGGATGGGAGCAGAACACTACCAACAGTATGTGTTTAAAGCTCCTACGTTAAAAAAGTACAAGGCAACATGGTATGCAGATACCGAAGGTGATGTTGAACCTTGTAACAGTAAAGCTACCAGTTATTGTTCAAACATGAGTGGTAGCTTCATAGTAAATGCAGTTAGAAAGTTAATTACTAATCAACCCTATGAAAAGAAGGTAATATTTAATTTTCCAACAATGATGTTACAAGTAAATTAAGAGAAAATCAGGTGAGGAGCTTCGCTCACCTTTTCTTTGTAAATTGTACATAAAATGTAATAATAGATATATTTTACTTGGTTTGGAATTTAGAATTTAGTAATTTATATAGTCAATTAAAGGAGAGAAAATGGACGATACAACACCTGTTACCGAAGAGGTAACTATTCAAACAACAACTGAAGAATGGAAATCTGAAAAGATTGATAAATTAGCTCAGGCACTGTCAAAAGCACAGGCTGAAATTAAAGGAGCTCAGGTATCAAGCACGAATCCTTTCTTCAATAGTAAATATGCAGACCTGCATGCCGTAATACAAGCATCTTTGCCAGCATTAACAAAGCATGGATTGTCAGTATTACAAGGTAACAGATTCTGTACATTAACAAATGGATTCTATGTAACTACAACCTTATTACATGAATCTGGCCAATGGACTCGTAGTGAAATACGAATGCCTATTGGAGGTAAGAAAGATGCACATGCTATTGGTGCTGCATGTACATATGGAAGACGTTATGGTTTGTCAGCGTTAACTGGAGTAGCACAACATGATGACGATGGTAATGCTGCTGTAACTGCCAAAGGATTGAGTCAGATGCATTCTGAGTCTTTAAAGGTAGAAACTGCACCTCATCGTAGAACAACTAACAGTACAAATAAAGGAGTTACTGCATAATGAGAACATTGACAATCAAAAAAGGTGGAGGTGGAAACTTTCACTCTGGCTGGAACACAGCAACAGTCCTACGAGCCGAATACGGTGTATACAATGGAAGTAAATTCATTGACGTATGGTTTGACGGATATCCTGAATCTTTAAATATGAGAATATATGAAACTCATAATAAAGATGGAGAAGAGTTCGCAGTTGGACAGCTATTTAGATTCGCAAATGCTGGTATAGTTGAAGGATTAGAAGGACCTGATGGTAATATGGTAGTAAAATTATCTGATGAACCTGAAAATCTACATGGATGTACGTTAAATATCTATCTATATAAAGATGGTGATTATTTTCGTATATTAAAACAAACTGCACCAACAGTATTTAATAATGCTGTAGATACATTTAGTGATGACGACATTGGATTCTGGCAAAAGAAAGCTGAAGCATATTATCATAAATATGTATTGAAATCTAATAATGGCGTTGCTGAACGTGAAACTATGACTGCAGAAGTACCATTCTAATGTCATGGGATACATTAAACATAAACTCATAGAGGATATGAGCAACAATCCAGAATACTATGAACGTATCAATGATATGATAGAGCTGGAAGGTTGGAGATATGATAGTACTGGTAAACATAGAATTAGGACAAAGAAGACTGATTTAACCAAAAATCAATCTCGTTCTAATTAATCTGCCTGAGCAGGTACGCTTCCATACGACTTGATGAATAGCAAAATACATTCGTATTATCCTCACAGCTATCTGCTCAACATTTTGCGCTCGAGGGGGTACACTGCATTGGTTGACTGCCAAGTAAGTCTGCGTGTCGACAGCTTGGGCGCATTTAATTTGGGCATTAGCCTAAGAGGTAAGGGATAAGGTCGGACATATGGAAACCAAGACACGTAAATATGCTTATCCCTTTTAATTTAAGGAGAACTATGAAAAATACAATTAATGATTGGGGTTTGACATATAATATAGATTATCCCGTATCTAGTAAGAAAAAAAGAACATATGAACGAGAAAGTTTCTCTGTAAAATTGTGTTCAACATGTGGGTTAGCATATGAAAGTAGATTCAATGTATATACACAGGAAACGACAACCTATTACCATGAGGACTTTCCAAAAAGAGGTTTATACCGTAAAGAATGTTTTAAATGTACCTAATAAAGGGAGAAAGAAGATGGGATTTGATTTACATGGAGTAAACCCTATTGATATGCAACCTGCATATGAAGGGGAAGAAATAAACAAACAATTGGAATATGAAGAAGCAAGTGGGATATATTTTAGAAATAACTGTTGGTGGTGGAGACCTTTATGGGGTTTTGTATGCCAACATTGTTCAGAAATATTAAATGAAGAAGATATGACCCGAGGTGGATATAATGATGGACATAAAATTACTGCTACTAAAGCTAAAAAGATAGCTATCCAGATTGAAGCATTAGATCTTGATGGAACGATTGATAGATTTGAAACCAATTACAAGAATGAGCAGGAAGCATTAGAGCAAGTTAAATGTACCCTATGTGAAGGTACAGGTAAACGCAAGGAACCACCTGCTACTGGTGCTGGTAATGTTAAATGTAATGGATGTCAAGGTACTGGTAAGCATGATGATTGGATGTTATCTTATCCATTTAATAAGGAGAATGTATTAAACTTTGCTGAATTTGCTAAAAATTCTGGAGGTTTTGAAATATTTTAAAATAAAGGAGTAAAATGTACTACAATACAACCAATGAAAAGAATATAGAACTTGAACGAGCTCGAGATTCTGCGAAGAAACAAGATAGCAGAGTATTTGCTGTATTTGCAGCACATGGTGATGCTGCTATGCTAAACCCTTGGACAGTAAAAGAAGTAATGAATACT